GCGGTACGTTATCTCTGGGAACAGTTGATGCAGTATCAGTAGCGGAAGTAACGGGTGTAAGTTCTACAGGGGGTCTGGGAACTGTCACCATGACAGGCACCGCTAACATAGTCCCTACAGGTGTTGAAGATACTGGACAGTTGGGGACTCCTAGCAATCTTCTCACACAGACGATTACCGCGCCTTCTTTCTTGGCTACTGGTGCCTTAAATGCCCCTACAATATTAGGGGATGCCGACTTCAGCATTACAGGGGTGTCAGGAACTAATTCTGTAGGTTCAGTTGTGCCTTTCGCAGGCGCAGATGTAAATGTTACTGGAGAGGAAGCCTCACTAGATAACAATTTAGCAGGCGTAGTGATATTTGCAGGGGCTAAACCCGTGCCTACAGGTGTGTCTGCCACCTCTTCTGTAGGCTCTCCAACGGTTACAGGAACTTGCGTTTTAACTTTAAGTGGGGTATCTTCTACGGGAGATGTTTCAACGCCTGTTTTATGGGGTGAGGTAACAATTGCTCCCACAGCAACTTGGAATGGAGTAGCGGCGTAATGGCTAGTAACTATACAGACAATACTGGTATTGAAAAACCGGGTACTGGTGATCAGTCGGGTACTTGGGGCACAACAACCAATACAAACTTTGATATTATTGATAGGGCGCTGAATGGTAAAGTTACCATTTCTCTTAGCGGCACTACACACACCTTAGATACCTCTGATGGAACACTTTCAGACGGTATGTATAAGGTTTTGGAATTAGGTGGAAGCCCTTCTGGTACAAACACCATTACAATCACGCCAAATAACGCTCAGAAGCTATATTTTGTATACAATAATTCAGGTCAAAGCGTAATTTTAACTCAAGGCACAGGCGCTACCACAACTACTTTAGAGAATGGTAAGCGCGGGATTGTTTACGCTGATGGAAACAATAACGTAGAGCTATTCCCTGCTAATGACCCTTCAGACCTTGACCCTGCTTTAGTCGCTACCATTACATCTGTGGATGCGGCAGACATGGTTTTTGTTGTGGACACCGATGATAGCAATGCTATTAAGAAGGCGACTATCACAAACGCCGCTTTACAAGGCCCGGCGGGCCCGGCGGGCGCAGATGGTCCGACTGGCCCTACAGGCCCAACTGGTCCGACTGGCCCTACAGGTCCAACTGGCCCTTCGGGAACCCCTTCGAGCACTTTTAATGCGGTAGGCTCTTACGGTTTCTTTATGTATCAGCCAAAAGCTAATGGTCCCCTCGTTGGGCAAACAGCGGCTGGTTCTCAAATTAGATATACAAATACCTCCGCTACAGAGTATCAGGCGTCGGGTCTATCCGGGACGGGGGCAGGCGCATCTAACCAGTCAAACCTACAAAGCTACTGCTATGCTGAAGGTCAGTGGGGCTCTACTGTTTCAGGCACATGGAGGAATATGGGGACAGGAAGAGCTTCTAGCTCCCTTGCAAATATCCAGCACCAATACAGGAAAACTTTAAATCTTTGGGTAAGGACTTCTTAAAATGAGAACTGTATACGAGCTACAGGATTACCTTGGTAGGGACATCACTAGGACTGTTTTAGGTGCAAGAAACCCTAACTACACCGACACTGACGCCATTGAAATGGAAGTTCATTTTGAAGAATTTGGCGATGAGTGGGTAATGTTTTCCGCAGTCGAAAACGATGATACTCAGTATGGAAGAGATCTTTATGCCGCCGCAAAAAGAGGTGATTTTGGTGAAATAGCTCCGTATGCGCCGCCTTCAGATATCCATGATTTAGACCAAGTGAAAGATAGAATTAGATCAGAAAGAGATCATCTATTACAGCAAACCGATTGGGTAGAAACTCCTTCCTATTGGAACCGTTTATCTATTGAAAAGCAGACTGAGTGGCTGACTTACAAACAGGATTTGCGGGACTTGCCTAATAACGTTTCTGAAGATGCTTATATCAGTTTTGAAAATGATGCGTTTTACCCTGAATTAAGGGGAGTTACGTGGCCTACAAAACCTGAATAAAATATCTGTGGAGGGGTATTAATGAGGGCGCCGTTTTTTCTTTTTGGTGGCGGACACGACCACCAAGAAGAGCTAATTAATGATATATATCAACTGTCTAAAACCATAGAAAGTCAGGATGCCCAGATAGGCAATCACACTGACACAAGTGGTTCCAACGTCAATTTAAATAATTCCTACAGATCTAGTCGGATAAAGTGGCTCACACCTTACAAATGGGTGGGGGAAGAACTTTATTCTAGATATATCCTGCCTGCTAACCGGGATGTTTTTGGTGTTAATGTAACGCCTTATTGCACCGTACAGTATACAGAGTATCATGCTTCTGAAAGAGGGAAGTATGACTGGCATATGGATGTCTTCTGGGGCGAAAGTAAACCTTTTGACAGGAAACTGAGCCTTACTCTACAACTTTCAGATCCTCACGAATATGAGGGCGGCGACTTTGAGTTTGAAAACGCGCCTTTACCTGAGAACGCTAAGACAAAAGGGTCTGTAATTGTCTTTCCAAGTTATTTAATGCACAGAGTTACGCCTGTAACGAAGGGTGTAAGGAAAACGCTAGTGGCATGGTTTGAGGGGCCTAGATGGGTATGACAGAGAATATTGAGTTAAGGGACGATTTCATTGGGATTTTTGATGGATTTTTTCCCTACGAAATGTGCGACAAGTATATTTTATGGTTTAAGAAACAGCAGGCAGACCAACTTACTTGGCAAAGGGTCCAGACAAAAAACATTGTCCAAGATGAATCTGTAGATACAGACGGCCTGTTTTTATCTAACTTTGCCCCTGTAGATGAAGAGAATAACACCTTCTTCAGCACACTTTTTTTCGAGAAAATTGCACCCCTTTATTTTGATTATTATCCGGGTCTTTCTAAGATGGGTGAAAAATTTTATATTTCAGCCACAAAAGTCCAGAAAACAGAGCCGGGTCAAGGCTATCATGTCTGGCATTGCGAGCATGGTCCTTACCAGCCTAGCAGGATTTTGGCTTGGACACTGTATTTAAACGACGGTTTTGAGGGCGGTGAGACAGAATTTCTTCATCAAAATGTGCGGGTTACACCTAAAAAAGGCCGTTTAGCACTGTTTCCATCTCATTTTACGCACTTACATAGAGGTAATCCTCCCTTGACAGGCACTAAGTACATACAAACTGGTTGGGTTTGTATGTCAGTTTAGGTATAATGTGGGAGTATAGAGATGAGATGTGACTTATGCCCCTTACTAAATTACAGTTCAATCCCGGAATAAATAAAGAGCTAACCGCTTATTCTAACGAAGGTGGTTGGAACGATGGCGATAGAATACGCTTTCGTTTTGGTTATCCTGAAAAGATAGGTGGATGGCAGAAATACTCTACCAATACTTATTTAGGGCTACCTAGAAACCTGCACCCGTGGACAAACCTTGAAAACGATAGGTATTTAGCGGTCGGTACAAACCGCAAATATTATATCGAATCAGGTGGTGCATATAATGACATCACCCCTATTCGTCTTTCCATACGTAAGTCTGTTTCTATCAGTGTAGGAACGACAGGCGTTTTTGGTACAGGCGCTGTAAGCTCACCTACAACTAACGCAAGCGCACCATTTGGCAACCCGATGACAGGCTCTGTAGGAACTGTAACTATAAGTAATTCACCGGGCGTTATTGTTCCTGTAGGAGTTTAAGATGGCAAATATAATTGTAACCCCAACAGGTGCAGGCGGAACTGGTGCATTAGGCACGGCGGCGGCATCCACTACCATACCTATTACAGGCGCAGTAATTACTGTGACTACAACAGAGAATAGTCCTACGGTCACTGTGACACACGTTAATCACGGATGTGTAACAGGGGACTTTGTAGAGTTCCTAAGTGTGGACTTTGGCACAAGCCCCGGTACTGATTATGACACCTTAATCACCCTTCTTCAGCAAGAGCATGAGGTAACTGTAACAAGCACAGACACTTATACTATTACACTAACCGCAAATGCAGGCGTAAATTTAACCGATTCTGGTTTAATTGAAGCGGACTATCAATTAAATGCAGGCAGTATTACACAGGTGTACGGCACAGGTTGGGGTGCTGGTACGTGGGGCAGGAACGGATGGGGTAGTGCCGCATCTACGGGCATTACAGTGACCTCTGATTTGCGTATTTATTCTCAGGATAACTTTGGTGAAGATTTAATACTTTGTCCAAGAAACGGTGAGATTTATTACTGGCGAGAAGATAACGGCTTTAACACACGTGCCCAACCCATTAGCGCAACAAGCTCGACTGTGCCTTTGAAAAACAGGCAAATTATGGTCACCTCCGACCGCCATGTTCTTGCTTTTGGAACTGTGGCAGAAGGTGAAACAGAGTTGGACAGGATGCTAATTCGGTTTAGTGATCAGGAAAACCCTTTTGTTTGGAATGCTTTGCCAACAAACACCGCAGGCGATTTACGAGTAGAGCAGGGTACTCAGATTGTTCAAGCCGTTAAAACTCGCAGAGAAATCATTGTTCTAACAGACAATTCTGTCCACAGTATGCAGTTTATTGGGCCGCCATTTACTTTTGGTATTAACCAAATATCTTCAAATACTACCGCAGTTTCTCCGAATGGTGCAGTAGCTCTTGAAGATGCTGTGTTTTGGATGGGGATTGACAGGTTTTATGTATATGACGGCAGGGTAACACCCGTACCGTGTACGGTTAGAGACTACGTGTTTCAAGATATAAACGACCAACAGCTTGAGAAGATTGTAGCAGGCGTAAACTCAGAATTTGGAGAGGTTTTCTGGTTCTATCCATCATCTACAGCAGATGAAAACGACCGTTACGTTGTCTACAATTACGAGCAGAAAGTCTGGTATGTAGGTAACTTTGGCAGAAGCGCTTGGGTGGACAGAGGTGTTTATGAATATCCTATCGGTGCAGTGTCTACTTTACTCTATAACCATGAACTGGGTAATGATGAAGACGGCTTGCCTATGACTGCTTACATTGAATCAAGCCCGATAGACATTGGTGATGGTGAGAACTTCACCTTCATTCAGCGTTTGATACCAGACATTAGCTTTGCTAAATCCTCTTCTGGAGCGATTAACCAAGCTACCTTTACGCTAAAGGGCCAACGCTTTCCCGGTCAGGGCTTTACCACATCAAAGTCTGTCACCGTAGGGGACAACGCTACCCAAGATTATGTGCGGGTAAGGGGCAGGTCTTTTGGTTTAAGGGTAGAATCTAGCAATAGCTTGATGGCGTGGAGACTTGGTTCTCCTAGAGTAGATGTAAAAGCTGACGGCAGGCGGTAATGACTACAAAAGTACCTTTTCCACAATTCCCCTTACCCCCAGAGGAATATAGCAGGGAATACACAGACCAGCTTGTGCGGTCGTTAACTCAGCTTTCTACGCTTGTGCAAAATCCGGGAGAGATGAGAGGTACAAAAGTAACTCTAACGGACCTTCCGACATCTAGCGCAGGGCTTGAAAACGGCGCTTTATATGTGGATAACGGCTATGTAAAAGTAGCTGGCACTGAGACAATAGTCACTGAAACAGCTACATCCGACCCTGTAACTTTAGAATCGTTAGGAATCCCCAACCACAATCAGGTAACTGTAGACGAAAGTGGCGACACCACTATTTCTGGCGATCTGACGGTAGACACTAACTCTACCGTTTCTGGGAACTCTACCGTTTCTGGCGACCTTACCGTTGACACCGATACGCTGTACGTTGACAGCACTAATAATCGTGTGGGTATTGGTACTACTAGCCCAGCTTCAGCCGGGTTAGATGTAACAAAGGCGGGCGGCGCTAACTACGTAGCACAGTTTACAAACACAACAGCCGCAACACCTTATGGCGTATGGGTTAGAGAACCAGCTTCTGCCACAAACGGATACCCATCACTTGTAGTAACAGATAATGCGGGGACAGGTACACGCTTTAGGGTTGATAGTGGAACAGGAAATGTCACTACACCTTATCAGCCATACTTTACGGGTATACCGACAACTGACTACTCAAGCGGCGGTATGCCTACTGGATTCATGGGGATTACCGCAACATTCAATAACGGCAACCACTTCAACTCATCAAACAGTCGGTTTGTTGCTCCTGTTGATGGCTGGTATTGGATTAATTGGGGCGGCCTACACGTACCCCCCGCCGTAACAAGTCTATATAAGAATGGTGCAGTGATTTCATATGGCAACCATTATAATACTGGACCATCTTATATTACGATGACCCAAGGTCTTGTTTATTATTTGAACGCCAACGATTATTTACAAATTTACCAGTGGAACGGTGGTGGATACTATATAAGTTGGTATCATTGGTCGGTCGCCCTTCTTGGTTAAATTATAGCTTAAACAGGAGTAAATAAAATGCCTGATATTACAATTTCAATCACAGACACTGAACTAAAAAGTCTGGAATATGCGGCAGTATCTCCTGCTGATTGGGCCGATAATGCTGTTACTAATAGAGCAAGAATTGCTAAAGAAGAAATCATTGCAAAACTTGTAGCTCATTGTAACGCAAATTCTGTGGCTATCGCTACAGGCGAAGATGCACAAGTTACTCAAGCATATGAGTTAGGTGTGGTACAGCGTCTTGCAGATGTCCCTGCACCAGAATTTCCTGAATAAGAGATATAGCAGACCTCGTTGATTTAAATGTAGAGATTGTGCCAAAGCTATAATAGTGTTAAAATCCTTGTATTAAGGGCATTGGTAATATCATGGCAAATATTTTAAAAAAGATTAAGAATGTCGTAGAAGACGTAGCCCCAGTGGTTTTACCCGCTATTTTGGCGACTACGGGGCTTGGTCCAATAGCTGGCGCGGCTATTGGTTCTGGCATTTCTACCTTAATGAGGGGCGGTAAACCTGAAGACGCTTTTAAATCTGCCCTTGTTGGCGGCGGAATTGGGGCATTATACGCAGGCGCTTCGGGCGTCAATCAAGGAAGAGGCTTTATGGAAGGCGTAAAAGGCGGTCTTCCTAAAGGTATTTTGTCAACACCTACTGCGGCGGCTACAGAAGTTCCTCAAATGAGCCAAGCTAGACAGGACTTTAACGAGGCTTTTGCTAAATCTGGGGCCCCCGATTATACTAGAGAAGCGGTAGCTAGGGGTGCAAACATAGACAATGTACGTCAGGTTCAGGAACTAACCCAACTACAAGAGCCTTCTTTCTTAAAAGGACCAAGCTTCTTAGGCTATCAGGGCGCCCCAAGCACCCAAGATATTTTAGGTTCTCAGCAATTTGCTGATAGAGCCGCATTACTACAGAAAAGTGGTCTATATGATACGACTACCGCCGCTGGAAGAACCGCCGCAAATCAAGCCGCTTTGAAGCAGATTACAGAAGAATATACACCTTCTTTCTTACAGCAATACGCCCTTCCGATTGCAGGCGCTACTGGAATTATGGCGGCATTAAGCCCTGAACCAGAAGAAATGCCTGAAGAGGAAGAGTACGAAACCGGGTTTGATTTAT